TGTGCTGTCCCGACTGGGAGCCGCGATGGTTCATCTGCGACAGCGGACCGCAACGGATGTCGTCAATTCATTGCGACCACTGCCGAGTTTCCGCAGGAGGATCAACCCGAGAGCAAGCCGTGCAAGCCTGGAACAACATGCAGCGAAACATGCGGGAGGAGAACCGATCATGACCGAGCCATCCCATCCCGTTGCTATCTACCCTCCGGGAACGATAGTTGAACTCGGTAGCGTCAACGACTACGTCTATGCGGTAATACTGGCCGTCATGATCGAGTCGAGCGAGCGAGTGTCATACAAGGTCGTTTGGTGGTCTGGTCGTGAACGGAATGAAATATGGGTGGACGCGATGGAAGTGCAGCCCGTTCCGAGTGTCGATAAGACGCCTATTGGATTTGTGCAGGAGAACCGATCATGACACCATTCCCCAACTCAATCCCGCCACTGGACAACAACTCGATCCCGGTCGGATTCGTTTCCGAAGACATCATCGAATCAGAGGGCGATGTCAACCCGCTCGGTGTCGTTCGCTCGAAGCCGTTCATGCAGTTCGACCCGGCGAATCCAGACTACGAAGGACAGGAGAATTCCGATGGATGAAGTGTTTATCGGTGTGCCAAAAAAGAAAAGTCGATTGTTGATTCACCAACGCGACGGGCTCATCGTGTGGTTCACGCATCCGATGCCCAACGTGTGGCGACGGTTTTGGTATTGGGCTTTGCTCGGTTGGCGATGGGAATCGGTAGAGTAAGGTATGTCCGTGGTTGTGGAAGTTCCAAGACGTGATGGCGATTCAGTCGGCATCTGCTGCCCGCGGTGTGGGTGTGCCGATCTGCGAGTCTACTACACGCGGAGGAAAGCCAACGGAACGATCATGCGTTGCCGGGAGTGCCGGCACTGCGGGAGGAGAGTAGTAACGAAAGAAAGGGCGATAGGACAATGACTGAGCCGATTTTGCAGAAATACCAATGGTTTGGAACGGAAACCCGCCTGCCGGTCCGAAACCAGTTCCTCCGCCTCCACCACCTCCGCCAAAAGTACACCGGTGGAACCAATCTTGCGACAGACTCAAAAACTGTCTGGAGTAATCTCGACTCTCGCTCATAATCACGAATAGATGCACGGGGTCTGATCCTCCCCCTGTCGTTTTCTCCCTCGAAAGGCCATGCGGGGCCGCATCCTCGCATGGTCTTTTGTTATGTCTGACCTCGACGATCTCGACGCGGCAATCATCGCCAACGCGGAAGGTGCAGCCGAGTCGACCAATCTCGCAGGCGAGCGGGTCAAGATGCACTCGCTGCCGGATCAGCTTGAGGCTGCCAGGCGGATCGAGCGAAAGGCTTCCGTGGCATCCGGGCGTCTTCCCATTCGGTTCTTCAAGATCCGACCGCCGGGGGCCGTGTGATGGCAACGACCACACGACGCAGCCCCATTCTCGACGCTCAAGGCCGACAGTTCATTCACCGGACCGAGACGCGGACGATCCGAGCGCGGTACGACTCGGCACAGACGACCACCGACAACACCCGTCACTGGAGCAACACGGACGCTCTGTCGGCCGATGCCGCCAACTGCTTGGACGTGCGAAAGAAACTCCGCGAGCGTGCCCGATACGAGGTCGCCAATAACGGCTGGGCTCGGTCCATGGTCGATACCCTCGCTCATGAGGTGATCGGCACCGGTCCACGCATCCAGATCCTGACCGGCGAACCGGCTGCCGACGAGTGGATCGAGTTGCAGTACCAGCTCTGGGCGAAACGGATTCGGCTCGGGCGGAAGCTGCGGACGATGCGGAAAGCCAAGTGCCAGGACGGTGAGGGCATAGGGCTCTTCCACAACAATGCGAAACTCTTCGGCGATGTGCAGCTTGACCTGAAGACCATCGAGACAGACCAACTGACGACGCCGACGCTCCTGTTCCGCGAGGGACAAATCGACGGGATCGACCTGGATGAGAACGGTAATCCCGATCGGTATCACCTACTCAAGCATCATCCGGGCGGAACGGAGTTCCTCGCCAATCACCTGGAGGAGATCGACCCTCCGCCGGCCGCGAGCGAGGTGATTCACATCTTCCGCGAGGATCGACCAGGACAACATCGAGGCATTCCCGAGATCACGCCGGCTCTGCCGATCTTCTCGCGTCTGCGGCGGTTCACTCTGGCGACGCTCCAGACCGCAGAGAACATCGCCGAACTGACGCTGATGCTCAAGACACAGCACCCAGACGACGGCAACGGTGCGGACTCCAGCGGGACCACGGACAGCGAACCCTCATCCTACGAGGCGTTCGATGTATTCGACATCGAGCGCGGAATGATCTCTGTGCTCCCCGAGGGCACCGACATCGTTCAGCCGGACGCCAAGCAGCCGTCGAGTACATACGTCGAGTTCGTTCAGCAATGCCTTGCAGAGGCGTTTGCGTGCGTCTGTATGCCGTACGCGGTAGGTGCGAGCGATTCGTCCAAGGAGAACTTCGCCAGCGGCAAGCTCTCGCGTCAGGGCTTCAAGAGAGCGGTGAAGGTCGAGCGGGAACTGGAATGGAATCCCGAGATCCTCCGCATCTTCTTCGCGTGGTTCAACGAAGCCAAGTTCTCGATGCCTCTGGACCTGAGAACCGGTATGAAGCCGATTGGCCAGTGGATCATCACCGTCTTCTGGGACGGCGTTGAAGACATCGACCCCGAGAAGGCCGCTCGCGCCCGCGAGGTAATGCTCAAGACCGGTCAGACCTCACTGCCGGATATCTACGCGGAGAACGGCGACGACTACGAGAACAAGCAGCAGATGGCCGCTGATTCGCTCGGGATGAAGCTCGACGAATACCGCCGCCGCCTCGCCGACACGCTGTTTCCGCAGCAGGTCCAGCCGAGCCAACCATCTGGCATACCAGCGAAACAAGGAGTCAGTGATGGCGAAACGTAAGAAGCCGCCCGAACCGCAACGCATGGCAAAGATCGAGTGTGCCGCCTCAGTCGACTGGATTGCGGCCGAAGAAGGCAAGGACGGTCCAAAGTCGTTCAGTCTGATCGGATACACCGGCGGGCAGATGACCGTCTGGGCGTACTACCGTCCGGTAGTTCTCGACCTCGAAGGACTGACGACAGCCGCCGACGAGATCCCCGCTCTGCTCGGGCACGATCCTTCGCAGATCGTCGGACATGGCACGGCCGAGATCACCGCTCGGCAAGTGAAGCTATCAGGCGTGATATCCGGCGGCGGCGACGCAGCCAAGGAAGTGCTCGCGTCGGCTGCCAACGGGTTCCCCTGGAAGGCGAGCGTCGGAGTTTCACCAACCAAAGTTGAGTTTGTCGAAGTGGGAGCCAAGTCGTCTGCCAACGGCAAGTCCTGGGCTGGACCCATCAATATCGTTCGTGGCGGTGTACTCGGCGAAATCAGTTTCGTCCCGATGGCCGCCGATTCAAAGACCTCTGTCCACATTGCGGCAAGCCGCGAGGAGTTCGAGATGGACAAAAAGTTCAAGGCGTGGCTTGAGGCGAAAGGCTTTGAGCCGGACACTCTGACCGAAGCGCAGACGACCACTCTCAAGGCCGCCTACGATTCCGAGCAGACGCCGACGCCACCGCAGGAGAATCCCGCCGAGTTGAAAGCTCGCGTGGCCGATGAAGACCCGGCCGAAGCGATTCGTGCCAAGATGCGAACCGCCGCAGCCGAGGAATCGCAGCGGATCGATGCCATCCATACGGTATGCAAAGGCTACGCGGATATCGAGGCGAAAGCCATTGCTGAGGGCTGGAATCGCGATCAGGCGGAGTTGAATGTTCTCCGTGCCAGCCGAGCGAAGCCACCTGTCGGCACATCGCAGAATACCACCGACATGGCTGCCGTCCAGGCTGCGTTTGCTCGCTCCGCCGGGCTCCGTGATTTCGAGAAGCACTTCAAGCCGGAAGTCCTCGAAGCCTCCGACCGCTATCGCGGAATCGGACTTCAGGAAATCCTGCTCATCCATGCTCGCTCCGCCGGTTACGACGGACGGCAGAAGATCACG